CGTACCGCAGCAGTTCCAACAGGTACATTAACCACATCAGAATTTCTTTCTGCAGATGTTGCAAAACAAAATAAAGATGCATTCATTGCATCGCAGCAAGAAAGAAGTATTGCAGTCCTTTCATCAGGTCTTAAGTATGATTCTATTTCTCTTAACCCTGAGCAAGCACAATTCCTAGAAAACCAGAAGTTCATTACTCGTCAAATAGCAATGATGTTTGGTGTTCCAACAATGTATCTTGGAATGGGAATTGAAGGACAAGGCATGACATATGTCAATGGTAACGAAGACAGAGCAAAGTTGTTCCAGGATGGATTGCAGCAATATATTGTACGCATCCAACAGGCAATTACAGACCTTCTTCCAAGAGGACAATACGCAGAATTTAATTTGACTGAGTTCCTTCGTCCAAATACCAAGACACGATATGAGTCATACGCAATTGGCTTATCTAATAATTTCTTGACAGTCAATGAAGTCCGTGAGATGGAAGGCATGTCAGAAATAGCACCACAAGACCAGGTCCAAGTTGATGTCGTTGATGACAATCAACCTGTGGACTAAAATGGAGTAATGAAAATGAAAGATATGATTACCCGATCATTTGAAATACGAGCAACAGATTCTGAGAAGCGTGAAGTTTCTGGAATCGCTGTTCCTTTCAATGAGACAATTGACATTGGTGGTGGATGGTCTGAGCGTTTTGAAAAAGGCGCAGTAGACCTAAACGCAAATGTAAAACTATTTCGTGACCACGAAGATATTATTGGTGTCGTCACAGAAATGGAAGAATCTGATGAAGGCCTATTAATTAGAGCAAAGATTTCAGAAACAGTTTTGGGAAATGAGACACTTAACCTAGTTAAGGATGGAGCAATCCGCTCATTCTCAGTTGGATTCATCCCAGTAACAGATGAAAAGAAAGACAAAACAATAATCCGTAAAAAGGTTGACCTCAAAGAAGTATCTTTGGTGGCATTTCCTGCTTACGATAAGGCTGAAGTACTTTCAGTCAGAGAAGAAACCAATCAGGAGGAAATATCCATGGAAAAAGAAACACCTGATTACACTTCAGCAATCAACGAAGTTCGTAATCACGCAGAGGAGTTGGAGCGCCGTCTAGATGTAATCGCAACATCAGCAGCAGCACCAACCGATCCAACATCTCAGTTCCGTTCATTCGGTTCTTGGGTTAAGGCTGTAGCAGCAGGCAACGAAGATGCCGTAGCACTACACCGTACATTCACTGGTGCAGACTCAGCAGATTCAATCATGAAGAATGCTTGGGTTTCTGACACAGTTCGTATTCTTAACGCTGGCCGTCCAACATATTCCGTATTCTCAACAGGTGCACTACCTGCTGATGGTATGAATGTTGAATATCCAAAGGTAAATACAAATACTCTCGCAGTTGCAGAGCAGGCTGCTGAAGGCGATGCACTCGCTTACGGTAAGTTGACTCTTACATCTGAAACCGCTCCAATCAAGACCTACGGTGGTTACACTGATATGTCTCGTCAGGTTGTAGAGCGTTCAAGCATCAACTATGTTGACACTGCATTCCGTGCAATGGTAGCAAAGTATGCTGCTCAAACAAACGCTGCTGTTCGTGCAAAATTGATTTCCGAAGCAGCAAACTTCAACACATCAGCACTTGGTGCTTGGACCGCAACAGAAATCATTGATTCTCTTGCAGAAGCAGCAACAAAGGTAAATGTAGACACAGGACTTCCATTGGAATTCATCCTTGTATCTTCAGATGTATTCCGTTTGATTGCAAAGACAGTTGACACCTTGGATCGTCCAATCTTGTCAAATGTTGGCGCAACAAGCAACACTTATGGTTCAATCAACCCAGTAGGACTAACAGGAAATATCCTTGGTCTTCCAGTTGTTGTTGACCCATCACTTGCAAACCTATCATTCTATGCAGGTAACTCTGCAGCACTCACAAATTACGAGTCTGCTGGTGCACCTTTCCGTCTCAACGACGAAGAAATCACCACACTAACAAATTCCTTCTCTGTATACGGATACCTAGGTATCGCAGTACCAGAGCCAAAGGCACTTTGCGTAATTTCTTAATTAATTTAGAGGAGTAAGATTATGGACTGGACAGACTTGAAAGCATATGTAGGTGCATCTGCAAATGATGATGCCTATGTTGAAGAATGCTGGGACACAGCAAAAGATTTGGTAGCAAACTATATTGTTTCTGCCAAGGTTCCTGTTGGTGTGTTGAAGCGTTGCTACCTTGAAGTAGGTTCAGAACTATTCCATCGTCGTAACGCACCAATGGGAGTGGCTCAATATGCAACATATGACGGAGCACCGTTAAATACTGCAAGAGACCCTCTCGTTGGTGTGTATCCTTTACTTAACAGATACATGGTGAGATTCGGATGAATTTAGCAGGAGTTAGAGAAGAATTAGAAAGTGCCATCATTCTTGGCGGCATTTCTAAAGTCTATAAGTATGTGCCAGAGAGACCTAATCCACTTTGTGCGATTATGGAACCTGATACTGAGTTCATTACTGTATACGAGAATCAATATGATGCGGATTATGCATCTAATTGGAAAATTCTTGTGCTTGTTCCGTATGCAACTAATGAAACAGAAACAGAAAATCTTGACGACACACTTGACACTCTTATTCCAGCAATTTGGGAATACACATCAGCAACAACATTAACCGTAGATAAGCCATTTATCCAAGAGGTAAATGGTGCTAGGTTTTTAGCAACAAACATAAACATATCAATTGATATTGAAGGAGGAAACTAACATGGCTAGAATTAAAGGCAAGTCAATAGTTTTTGAAATCAATGGAACAGAAT